CAAGATCGAGGCAATCGACTGTCTCTACGGCAAGGTCACCACATTGCGTCTCTAGAATATCAGTCTCTTCCTCAATCAACTCTTCACCTAAATACTTATGCTTCCAACCATTGACACGCTTATCATACGAATAATCTAGAGCGGGACAAAGGTGGGCAATACCACATTCTTCAGCAACCTGCTTTAGTTTCAAACGTCTATCCTCATATACTTCTCGACCATAGAAAAACCAGTCGTGGAGTGATGACTCAATATTTTCAGCACTATGCATGGGTAAGGTCAACTCCTTAGACAATAAGTGGGAATGTAATCTCTTATAGATAGAATCTTCAGAGAGCAAACCAACTTTATGACCTAAATCCTTATTAAAAACACATTTCCTTTTCAAGAAATCTACAGCCTCTTCACGCATGAAGATAGTAGGCTTAGATTCTTTATCAGGCATTGTGAATTTCATATCAAATTTAGCTAACCACTCTGCATAACTAATGTGATTGAACTTAGAGTACTCTTCAGCAACAGTACCCATAACATCATCACCATAAGTAACAACAGAACATGCATCTTTAAAATTTTCATCACCAGGATAAATGGTATGGAAGCAACATCTCATAAGCAACGAATTGACAAGAGAATTAATTATCACTGTAAGGTTTTGTCCCGAAGGATTAGTTCCAAACAACTGAATCAAATCTCCATTATACGCTACAACAGGATATACAACTTCACTAACCATCATACGCATTAAATGTAAATCTTCAGCCGAATACATACATTTTTCTGCGATATCAATCAAAATATCAAAAGCAGCGATAACAACTTGTGCAGGCATACGCACATCGTACTTGCTATAATCACCTGCAAACACTCTATCACGACCTTTTGACATAGCACTATCCCATAGTTCCTCCCACTCTAATCCTTCCGCATTAACGCCAACTGCGCATTCATATGATATGGGATTCATTTGAATAATTCGCACTAACGGTAAAAAGTACATTCGGATAATGAGTTGTAAAACTAAAGGCGCGCTTTGAAAGACTCGCACTTTATCCTTCTCAAGCTTTGTTGCT